GCGTAAACCCGGTAACGTCAGCATGGCCCTCGCGGCCAAAGTGGATCCAATGCGATATGGTGAGTTCACGACCAAACCCCGTGAGGATCGTCTCGCCAAACAACTTGTCTATGGTGTCAAGACCTCGGTGCCAACCCTAAATATCCCAGGCTACGCAAAGACCTACGGTGATCAGCGTTTCAACCTAAACACCCAAGAGTGGGTCAAGAATACCTCCACGTCATATGTGAAAAACGAGTACAACTACAGACCAGTGTCTGGCAAAACCCTCCCAAAGGATTTTGACTACAGTAAGCTATTGTATGGGTACAAACCCCTGCGTGACAAGTGGATTCCACGGGCTGTTATAAAGAGAGCCGCCATGATCCCCTTTGTTGGTTTAAAGAATTGAGACACAATTCATACATAATATGTTGTACAACGCCCCAGCAAAAGGTGATGACGGACTCTACTTCGTAAAGGCTCTCAACGATACCAAGCGAAAGTGCTTGGTTCAATTGAATAAGGTAAAGGTTGCCGATATCTCAGGCGACGTTGTTCTTGATCTCGTCTCCGAAGCCAATCTCCAAAAGATTGGTGACATTGACGCGCTCAACCTTGAGGCGGCTCAAGAAAATTGTGAAGTTTGGTTTGGGAAGCAACTCTCCGAGAAGGTCATCCAAGGTGCGTACACCCCAAGTGTCTCCGACGGTCAGATTACAGGCGAGTGTATTGAGGCCACCAAGGTATTCAGTGCGCAGCAAGAACACATTGACCTCGAACATGTACAACCAGGCAAGAGCTGTGACGTCATCCTTGAATTCGCGGGTCTCTGGTTTGCCAAGAAATCTTTTGGTTCCTCATGGAATGTTGTCCAGGTGAGAGTTCACCCAGACCCAATCTTGGACACTTACCCAGAAGAATATGCCTTCGTGGATGAGGAATAAAAAAAAATTGTTATCATATATAAAAGATGATGAAGAAGGGTCGTGCTCAGAACCTCGCGATGTTGGCTGCGGTCGCCGTGTTGGTCTACTTGCTCTTCACTATGAACAAGAAGTCTGCTTATTCCATTAGCGAACGCGAATACTCCGCGTACGGCATTGCCCCAGCGATGGCTGCGGGTCCAGCCGCTGCTCCAGCGCAAAACGGATGTGGTATGGAGAAGGGTGCGGGTCTCGCGTCCTCCCTCCTCCCACGTGAAGTTGCGTCCGCGGAGGACTTTGGTGAGTTCGCTCCAGAAGACATCCTCGCGGGTCAAAACTTCCTTGAACCCCGCCAACAAATTGGCTTCCCAGAGTCGGTGGGTGGTGCTTTGCGCAACGCCAACCAACAAATCCGCGCGGAACCACCAAACGCCAAGGAACCATTCGTGTGGAACAACTCCACCATTGTCCCAGACAGCATGATGCGTTCTTTGTGCTAATTTCGCTTAAAGATTAGATCTTAGCTTTATGTAAATAATGTCAGTACCTAACGAACTTTCCGAGAGCGTCGCCAAGCTTGTGGAGCTCTCCAAGCAACTTTCTGAAGCAAAATCTGATATCAAGATTCTCAACCAAGAAGAGAAACGACTGAAGGAGGCAGTCAAGAAGCATATGATTGGTCAGGGCATTGATACCATTAACCTTAGAAAGGGGAAGATCAGCCTTCGTACGTCAGTCCGCAAGGGGACTATGAATAAGGATGCCATTCGGGAGGGGCTCCTCAAGTTTTTTGGTGGGGACGAGGCCAAGTTGGAGGGGGCTCTCAACGCCATCCAGGACACTATTAAAGTGAAGGAGTCAACGTCAATCTCGTTAACTGGGATAAAAGAGAAGGCCGAAAAGGAAGATAAGTAATAACGATGGTTTGGAGTCAGTACGTCTACGAGGCGAGTGCCAATACCGATGTCATCCCCAGTGATGAAGACGAATTAGAAGATGATGTTCATCTCAGTGTTGAAGATTGGCAAATCAAATACTCAGATGAATTGTGGGCGCTTTGGGATATCATACAGCAACTCCTTAGAGATGCGTTCCTTGAGCATACCCTACTTACCGAGTGTGACTTTTCAGATTTCGCGGAGTTTTGTTACACAGAGCACACAGATGATTGTGACTTTGTGTGGTTTCCATATGAGTTCCATCTCTCATACATATGGAGACATGTGGATACCTATTTAGAAGATACGGATCTCTGCCATGAATTCATGGTGGGTGCTACATTTGATCATTGGGTGAGGTTCGTTTACGAGCACACTAAGCAAAATAATATCAGTGTATAATAACCATGCTCCCCGATATTACCTCCCAGAAGGTCGCGATCCCCGCCGCTCTTTTTTTGGCACTCAGCCCAGGTGTTCTCTTGACCACCGACGGACGCAGTCTCAAGTTCGCAAACGGAAAGACCTCCCAAATGGCCACTATGTTCCACGCGCTCGTGTTCTTCCTTGTCTACAGTCTCGTCGCAAAGGCGATGGGTCTCGTGTTGACGAAGACCGACTTGATTGTGACGACGGCGCTCTTCTTGGCACTCAGTCCAGGTCTTCTCTTGACCATCCCCCCAGGTTCTGGTGGTCTTCTCCGATCCGGTCAAACGAGCCTCCCAGCGGCTTTGACCCACTCGATCGTGTTCGCGGTTGTCTTCGCGCTTTTGCGTCGTCAATTTCCTCAGTTCTACTAAGTAGGAGGATGAAGTACCTTGTTTTGGGTCCAGCTTCGATGGGTATATACTCAATGATTGGAGCCCTCAAGGTACGTGAATCTAAACTTGTAGATGTCAAAGAAATATCCGGATCATCTGCGGGTTCAATCTTAGCCCTCTTTTTGGCTTTGGGGATGTCCGTTGATGAGATTTATGACGTGGCTCTCAATTTGAATGTCTCCAAGTTTGTTAAAATATGCATAAAGTCCTTCTTTAACAAATGTGGTTTTGTTGATATGGGTCCTATTCGCAACAAACTTGTTGACATCTGTGGGTGTGATCCCACATTTGATGAATTGGATATGAAGATTTATATATCCGCATTTTGCTTAAACACCTCGACAACTGAATACTTCTCGCGGGACACCCATCCCACGATGAAAGTCATTGATGCCGTGTGTATGAGTATGGCTATACCTCTCATTTTTGCGTGTGGTGAATTTGAGGGAAAGACATACGTGGATGGTGCTACACAAGAACAAATTCCAATGACACCATTTCTTGGTAAGAAGCCACACGAAATTACATGCATCAAAATCAAAACAAAGCAGATCTACCAAGAAGACATTGATAATCCACTACAATTTGTGAAGTCCCTCATTCGTTCAACTGTCTCGAATAGAGTTGAATATAGCAAATATACAAAAATTATTGAGATACACGTGGGTGACACGGACATTTTTGACTTCAAGATGTCTTACGAAGATAAGATTAGACTGTACAACGTGGGTTACTCCACTATTAAATAATTAGCTCTACTTTTTTGTTAACTTAATATAAAACAGATGGATGCGTGCGACCCCGACGCAGATATAGAAAACCTTAGAAAGTTGATTAAGCTCAACGCTGGGGTAGATATTAAGCTAACAAAGGACCAAATATGTCAGGCCTACAAGGATATTCAGGACGGAAAATTGCCTCTTCCACCACTGATCATGAATTCAAGTAGGACTTACCTCGTTGATAAGAAGTCACCATTGAAACCCAATGATTATGAACAACTTTTTGACGCAACCACAAAGCGCGCAGACCTCAAGAGGATTGCTCGCAAGGTTGAGTTAAAGAATGTTGAACAGATGACGAAGAGTCAAATTGTTGATGCCATTGGTAAGCGCCTCAGATATATGAAAATTCACGAACCAGTGAAGTTTGCGAGAAAGACGCGGGTCGTCCCAGTTAACAGAAATGTAAACACAGCAGTGAATAACACAGCAGTGAACAATGTTAACACCAATGTGAACACGAATGTGAACACGAACGTGAACCGGGTGAACACCAACGTGAACCGAGTGAACACCAACGTGAATCGGGTGAACACCAACGTGAATCGGGTGAACACCAACGTGAATCGGGTGAACACCACCAACAATTACA